CTTGTTTTCTTATTAAATACTCTTACTATGTAATTTTCATAATATGTTTGAAATAAACTATTATTATTACCAGCGTAGTCAGTTAGTGTAAATGTATTTATTTCACTACCAAAGTTTAAGTTGTGTGTAGGAGCTGTTAAAGCTGTGCCTAATTCATTGCAAGCACTCGGAATCCAATAATCGTCTAAAGAAGAATTTGCTCCAGCTGGACATAATGCTCCATAAGTTTCAGGTCTTGAGCTGTCTAAAAAGTTAATTGATGCAGATACATTGTTTTGATAAATACCATAAAACATCAAAGGTTGCCCAATGTTTGGACTTAATTCAGTATCTAAAAAGCTGCCAACTTGCACAGTTGTTAATGCTCCACTAGTTTTATCTTGTAACCTTTCAAATAACATATGTTCAAAAGGAAGTTTAATTTGGTAAATATTTTTTTTACTAACATCAGTAACATAATTTAATTCGCCATATTTTTGGTTATTAAATAATTGAAACTGTTCTGACAATATGCTTTTTGGTTCTGAGTATTCAAAGTCAACTTCACTAAATGGTATAACATCACAAACAGTATGTTCATCAGTTTTTACATATTGTGTTATATCTTGAGTATCTCCACCAGCATAATAATTATCTAAAGTTTTAACTACTATCTCATTATTAAAATCAACAAAAGCAGTTAAATTAAATTGTCTAAATAAACCATTTAAAAAATCTTTAATTTTTAGCTTTGGCACTTGGTCAGTTATTGTAACTAGAGCATCTTGTGGGCTTATAGTAGTTGAAACGCTTGTGAAAGTTGCTGTTAAATTTTCGTTAACTGTTACTGTTGTTGTTTCATATCCATAAATCCTTTCAATTTTTATTTTAGATTGAAATTGTATTGCATCTTCTGAAATTAATCTTGGGACAATAGCTCTTTGTGTATAAAACGACCCTCCAAAAGTATTTTCATAATCATCTGCAAAATCACTTGTTCCATATCCTATTTCGTACACAATACTAGACGTGCCTGAAAGATTGTTTTCAGCTGATATTACCCTCCAGTTTAAAGCATCTAAAATTTGTAAATCATATATTGCTGTAGATGTTCCACTTGTAGGAGTTATGGTAACTGTTATTCTAAAACTATTACCACTATAAATTACGTTGGTATAGTTAGTCATTCTCAAAAACCATATTCCAGTACCAGTAGAAAAATAACCAAATACTGAATTTGGCGCGTTTGTTAGTTCTGTAACGTCTCCTGTTCCTGTATATGTTTCATTTACGTTACCCACCCAAGTTCCAGCAAGAGACATTTTTCCCTTTTCTCTATGTAGCCACAAGTATAAATTTGTCATTGCAGAAGAGTCAAAAAACTCACCAGTTTTAAAAGTTATATTGTATTGCTCTTCAATTGCTTTTATAATATTTTTAACTGTTACTGCTGGTTTTAAATCTTCTGTAACTACTCCTCTTTTAGTTCTGTTTTGATTGTTAGTATGGCTAATATTTAAACCGTTTGAATCATTATTAGCATCATCATAAATATAACTCTGTGAGTGTGCTATCAATGGATAAATTATTGCATTATTATAACGAACTCCATCAACAGGAAAATTCAAACCATTTTCTAAACCATCTTTTACATTAGTAGCTGTTGCACTATGATTAAATTCATTAAGCCAAACTAAATCAGAAAGTTCGTCTTCATTAATAGCATTTTTAAAAGTTGTTGTTTCACCAAAGAATGTCACCTTATACATAGATGGCTCTCCTACCTTCATTACAACTTCATTCAATTGTATTTTACCAAACCTAAAATGTAAATGATTTAGCTCAATTCTTGAAATACAAAAAACACTAGAATCAAAACCATCAATATCTGGATTGTACCAATGCTTAAAAATCTTGTTGTTTGTTTTACTTGCTGGTAAATTAAAAGTCCTTGAATAATCAGTAAACAGTTTATCAATATCATTTACATCTTTTATAACCTGTGTTATATTAATTAACTCCTCTTCCATTAAATCCATATTTACGAAGTCAGTAGTGTTTTCAGAAAGATCTAATCCTACTTGTGGCTGTATGTATAAAGATATTTTTTGCATTATCTAATATTATTTACTAGACTAAATGATTTATTAAAAGACATTGTATAATTTATTAACCTATCGTTTAAACCTGTCTTTTTAGCAAAGGAGCTTTCTTTTAAATTAACTGGAAATATATTAGCACTAGAATCTGTCAGCCAGATGTATTCACTAACCATCAACTCTTCAAAGTAAGGGTTCATTAATTCGTTAACATAACCAGTATTTAAAACAACTGATTCTGTAGCGTTTGCATTAAATGTTTTCTTTGCGTGTGCTGTTGTAGAATAAGTATTAAATGTCAATGATTCTTGGCAAGCATCACCAGGTGTTTCAGGTGGGTCTAATTGAACAGCTCTTGCTTCAAAAATACTTCTATTAAAAGTTTCTCTTGTTGCTTCTAAACTTTCTGTTGATTTCTTGAAGAAAAATAAATCTTGTAAAGCTCCCCATCTATTTACAAATGTTATTTTATTAACTGGGTATTTACATTCTTCTACCTGTTCTAAAATTATTGTAGTAGTGCTGCCACTGTCATAAGTTATTAAAGCATTATCAAGAAGTGTACTCGAAGTAAATAAAGCAAATTGAATCTTTTGGTTTTGGTTTCCGTTGTCTGTAAAAGTATCTGTTTCTCTTACACTTGTACCTGATCGCCATTTAACAGATGTAACCCTTTCTACATTTACTGGTATTGTAATTGTACTGCCTTTGTGGTTTTGAATGTAAGTACTACTTAACATTGCAATAGGTTCTGTTGTGTAGTTTACGCCTTCTTTAAACTTATTGAATCCTTCTTGAGCTAAGAAAGTGTTTGATGTTACTGTTAAGCCTGTTACAACTTGACCATCTGCTTGTCTTGGAGATGTTGCTACAGTTACCCAAATAGAACTTTTAGCAGCAGCATAAGTTCCTGTGAATATTTGTTCTATATGGTCATTTACTATTTCACTAATATCAAATGAAACAGAATCTTCTGTTCCTAGTGGTTTTTTCTGTAGTGAGTAAGTAGCATATAAATCATCGCATACTTCAGTAGAATTACTTAAACCACCAAACACAGTTATATTAATTTGAAAGTAATTAAGTAAACTTAATTTGTCTGCTGCAACTTGTGGTGTTCTTATAAAGAAAGGGCTTCTTGTTCTTATTATTGTACTCATTCTATTTCTAAATTATCGTTAATAAAGCCTTCTATCATTTCATCTTCAAAGAGTGGTAAAGAATCTTCAAAAGGTTTTGTGAAAAATAAACTTGCTCTAATACCTTTTTTAAATATGCTATTAGCTATCATGTAATTAAGAGACTTTCTTTTTATAAATCTACCTTTGCTGTCTCTTGGTGCTATTCCTGATTTAATTGTCCATTTGTCAAATACTGAAGCTGGTGGTTTTTTAGTAGTGTATTTAAAAGGACTGTTTCTGCTTTCTGGATAAGTTGACTTAGAACCTTTTACTCCTTGATCTATATATTCACCATATTTTAAACTTAAAAAAGAAACTTTTCCATCTTTAATCTTATACTCAAGGCTATTTGATAATGCACCAGACTTATCGCGTGTGCCATACCTACCACCTTTTTTTAAGTTGTCTTTTGACTTCTTAATAACAAACTCTGCGTAATTTTTTAACGCTTTATTAAATTCACTCATTAGCAGTAGGTCATCCCATCTTTAGCATTAACATCAAAACTTACAGCCCAACCACAAAGATTATTGTCAAATCTATCGTGGAAAGGTTCACAGCTTGCAGTTCCTAATATTTCAAAATCTTGCTTGTATAGGTTACTTTTTTGTAACACTCTTATAACACGTGTAGCTAGAGCTGCTTGTGTATTTAATACATCTTGTGTATTGTCATTCCCTAGAAACAAACTAGTATCTGGTTCTTTGCTAACATCTACTAAGTCCATTAGAAATAGTGTTACATTAAATGAAACGTGCTGTTGTTCTACAGTCATGTTATTAACCATTATGTGAGCTAATGGAAATATGCTTTGTTTACTTAAATCAATATCTGCTATATCTCCAAAACTTACATTGTTGTTAAATGGTTCTGCATTAACTGCTGTCTTAATACTGTCTATTACGTTGTAAAAACTTTTCATGTGCTTTTTATATATAATGGTGTCCCTTCACCTAAATCTTCTTCTACAAATTCTTCTAAGTAATCAATGGCATCATCAAAGTCTACACCTTCTTTATTTATGATACAGTCTAAACACTTCCAATAATCATATATTACTCTCTTAGGTTTAGTTACAGTAATACCTAAAAAAGCCTCTTCAAAACCTTCTGCAAGCATTACATACTCATAGTCTTGTAGATCTTCTTTATTTATTATTATATCTAATATTTCTTCCTTTGTCATTTGTTTCTTTTTAGTAGGTGTTGCTCTAGTTCATATTTGTCTTTTTCAAATGCTAATTGCATTAAACACTTATGTAGTTTCTGTTTAGTTATTTCATTGAAGTGGAGGATGTTTCCATTTGCCAATCCATAGATAGATTGATACCAGCCCCATTTCTGAGAGAATCCCGCAGTTCTTGAGAAATCGGCACTTCCGTTTGATTCGCCAAATAGTTCAGTATATGACTCTGCAATTCGTTTCTTAAATTCCAAAAAAAAACCATTGAGCCAAACACTACATCCAAAGTCATTTGCTTCATGTTGTACTTGTCAGCAGTTTCATAATCTTCTATTAAGTATTGATTCTTCTTCTTAAAAGTTATTGGCCTGTATAAAACACTCATTGCTTTATGCATCAGTTGCCAGTCTGCTAAGTAAGTATCTAAATCAACATATTCTCCAAAGGTCATTTCTGATAATTCTGGCACAAAACCAAAGTCTTGATCTTGGTACTTAAATCTGTCAATGAACTTATTGTCCTTTTGATTAAATAGGTTAGATATTTTAACCACTATTGATTCTATATCTTTTGCTTTAATCAGCATTACTTGTTTCAGCGTTATGCCACAGAATATTTCTATCATTTTCTGCTGTAAGAAGTTGTTCATCTCCTTATCTTCTGCAACTTTTAACCATTGCTGGTACTGATCTAAAGTAACTTCGCTTAGTGATTCAGGTATGTTTAGTGTTAGCTTCATATATGTTATCCGTTAAAATGTTTAAAATGATATACACGATTTAATATAAATGATAAGTTCCCCTGTTTTCTAGTTGATATGTAACTGCATATCTAAGAGCATCTAAGGCATGGTTGTACTTGTCTACAGGTGTTTGGCTTTTTCTTTCTAGCCAGCAATAGTTGTTAAGTTCTTTAATTAGATCTGTGCTTTCTGGAGTAATTACTAAGTCATAATCTTGTATCATAGTAATGCCATAGTTAACACTTCCTTGTCCTTTTATAGCTGGTACTATATTACAGTAATAAGCAATCTCATTTATTAATCTTGGTTCTGCTGAATCTGCTACTATTAAATTTTCACCAGCAAACTTTTTATTTAAGTCTGCTATTTGGCTTGTAGTTAATCCAGCTTTATAAAAACATAAATCAACATAGATAATTTTATTCTGTTTGTCTATGCTTGTTTTTACAAGTGTTGATTCATCTTTAGAAAAACCATAATCTTGACCAAGTATGATTTTACTAACTTCTTTAAATGCTCCTAATTTCCAATTGTTGTAAATAACACCTTCTGCTTTATTTAACCAAGAACCTTCTATAGTATGCTTAAATCTTTCAGGCCTTCTTATCTTCATTGTCTCTATCTGGTTAATATAGCTTTCAGATAGGTTTTCTATATTATCTAAGTATGTAGAATGTATATAAGTTGTAT